AATAATTGGATTGAGCGGCTCACGCAGGGGCGTGTTGAACGTTCTGCGTTCCGTCATCGCCCTTAAAGAAGGCTTTTATATCTTCAAATGCTACAGGAGCAAAATTGTTGCGTTCGACGCAAGCATTGAAATATCGCCTGTCTACTTGCCCGTCAGTGATAATTTGATGGCAATGGAGATGGCCGTGAACATTTCCTAAATAATGCCCAGAAAGGCATGCTGGATGTACGGGAATATGCGTAAAAACAAGACCTCCTCTCATGGTGGAATCACCATTGTGAAAGAATGCTCCCCTCACGTCTTCAAAATACTTTGAGAAATCAGACAAGCGCCCCAAGTCGTGATTCCCGCGAATAAGAATCTTTCTTCCATTGAGACGATCCAAGATTTTTAAGCTTGCACGCGGAATCACCACATCACCAAGGTGGTAAATCGTGTCACGCCTGCCCACTTTCGCGTTCCATCGTTCCACCATTACTTCGTCCATTTCCTCGCATGAAGAAAACGGACGCAATGGAGAGCCATCAGGCGTGATAAAAGACAAGCTTTTGGCGTGGCCAAAATGAGTGTCCGCCGTAACGAACGCGCTCATCAGTTGTATTCCTTTACTACTTCGCGCTTAATTGGACTGGCAGCAATCAAGTCGACCACTCGCAGTTCTGCAGCGGAAAGCGATTCAAAAACGCCTTTCGGCTCCCACCAAAACCAAGATCGCTCTTCCACTGCAAAAATTGGAACTCCCGCCTCAATAAATGAACATCGACGGACAATGCGATAGCGAACCATAAGGCGCTGCCGGGAATCGAACCACGGAATTCTAGGCTATGTGCCTAACGTGTGCCAACACTTCAGGACCGGATGGCCCAAGCATGACCAGTCTCAAGGGCTGGACAGTGGCTTGGGCTCTGTCTGCCCGATACTAGCGCAGAGCGGGAACAACAATAGCCTAATGACTAGCTGAAAGCAGAGCCTAGTCGGGTAGATTTACCGACCGTAGCTAGGAAGGCAGGTGTTAGGCGCCTCAAAGAACGCAGGCATCCGGCTCCGTTGCGTTTCCGCAAGACCATCTGCTTTGCCCTTCTCAAACAAGCTATCACTCTGCTTAAGCCAGAAGTCCTTATTAAGCCATTTGTTCTCGCTAGCGCCCAGCGCATCAAATGCCCACAATGCAGTGGCACGACGCAGTTTATTCAGGCTCTGGCCAGCATCCTCGCCAAGTTCCTTAGCCACAAGACTATGCACGCCGACGTGGGTAATTTCGTCACGACTGATATCAGCCGCCACTGTGCGAATGCCCATGTCGCCGTTAAAACGGAAAAATGGCAGCACAACAAAGAAAATGCTCCGCTCCAGAATGGCAGCTTTCAAAATGGGGTGGGCGGGATGTTCTTGCCATGCTTGCAGAATGCCTTCCACTTCCTTCTCAGCCTTTTCATCGGCACCATGGGCGGCAACGATGTAGTTGAGAGCTTCGTCATGCCGCTGCTCGTCTTCCTGGTTGTGCCGCAGTGCTTCCACAACACCCGGAGTGGAAGGCAGGTCACGTTCTAGCCCCTGCTCCAGAAAGTCCTTCACAGGCAGTTCCAGATGGCGCAGCGCCAGTAGCTTACCGAGCGTCGCCTCGCTGCCCTCCTGCACAATACCCTTGTCCACGGCAACGGCCTGCCAAGGCCGTTTCTTGGCGATCATCGACAGATAGGGGCTCTTCGTGGTCATGGTCGTAGTATCATTCAATGGTGTGTGAGGAAAGCGAAGGGGGCGCAAGCCCCCTTTTTCTTTATCATTCAGCGCATGCAGCGCAGAAACCTGCCTCCAAATTGCAAGACGCAGAAGATCCGTCAGCTTCAGACTCTTCGTCTAAGCCAAACATGCTCTTAAAATCGTCGTCCAACGCAGCATATGCATCGTCCTTGCGCTGAGTATCAGGCAGAACTTGCAGGCTGTAATAGAGGCTCGTCTGTGGAGAGTCTAGCCAATCTTTCAGGAACACTTCGTCATAATTCACAATGTCTGACCATGAATTAAACGAATAACCATGGAAAAGGCCAGTGCGTTGATACAACTGAACTAGTCCATTGGCAACTTTAAAGAAAGCCTCCCAGCCCACTTCAGCAGCGGTTTCCACTTCGCCATAATCAAAGCTTTCCACGCCAAATGTGCCAGAGTCACGATCTACCGTGCGAGCAATGGGAGGGGCAATTTCTGGCGTGGTCGTAAAGCCCTTGGTATCGAGATAGCGGTAGGAGCATGATGCAGTGGGGGCAATGCAGAAAGCACGTTCCATTTCATGCTCACGAGCAATTTCTCCTGCTTTCTGAATGCCTTGATCAATTTCCCACACAGCTTTACCGACAGGCTTATCCTGCCAATAGCTCCAGGGATGAGCATTCTCATCAAGATAGGCTTCAATGGCATCGCCAAAGTCTTTATAGCTAATTCCATGGATGGCAAGGAAATTAGCTAGCCCCAACACGCCCAGGCCAATTTGTTTATCAATGGAGGGAGGGAGGTATTCCCCAGTGTCACCAACGCCAGTGCGACCATGCAACTCACAAAGCTGCGTCATGCCCTCGACAAACGCTCCTTGAATGTTGTCAAGCGTACATGCGCCCAAATTAACGTGCTGAAGAAGACAAGTGCCACGATGCGGAAGATATACCTCCAAGCAAACATTAGCCCGGATGCGTTCTCCACGATTATCGTGGCGGATTTTGTTGAGCCAGAGATCGCCAGAAGAGATGGCACGAAGACAGGCATTAATCAGATCAGGAGATGATGCAGAAAGGAAATTGTCATCAACATTCAAACAACGCTTCACCCAAGGAAGCTCACTGCGTGATGCACTAACAAATTCGATGGCATCAGGAGAAGAATAATCAAGATGAAGAACTACAGCCCCATTTTTATACAAACCTCCCCTGCGCAAAATCTCATTAAGCGTGGAATAAATCTTGCCAAAACTTACTGGCCCACTTGCCACGAGGCCTTTGCCATTTTCAGCGCCCCTTTCGCGCAAAGAAGACAAATGAACAGCGACGCCTGCACCATTGCGCAAACCGTGGCTAACAAACCGCCAAGATGCTTCAATGCCATCCTCGCCCTCCATTGAATCCTCTACGTTGAACACCGTGCAGCTCACGGGCAAACGTCCATCAGGACTATCCAGCCAATCCTGGACGCGCCCCGTACGGGCAATTGGCTCACATTTTGCGTTCTTCTTGAGTCCCATTAGACAACAAAGCCCCGCTGGGCGGGGCGCGATCAACAAGGGTAGACTAGCGCAAGTCAAACTGATAAGTCATTGAGATTTGCAAATTCCCCATGGCACCTCAGCGCTGCTTCGTTATAGGCCAAAGCAGCGTCTATCTCCGATGTATAAACACCCAGGTAAATTGAAGTATTATTATGCACCAACCTAGCCATCCATTTGCTCGTTGACTTATGCCAACACACTCCAAGATATTTACTGCTGCACTTCGAGTCTTTCTTGACGCGATTTCGCGCATTCTGCGAACGAGATGCTTCCCTTAAGTTTCTTGGTTCGTTGCCTTTGTTTGCACCGTCAATGTGATCAATCAACACTTCGTCAATATTCTTCCTGGTGTTCATTGCGTACACTATTCGATGAGCAAGATAAAGAAAGGTTTTTCCTTCGTGGCGTATTTTTACCTTCCAGTAGCCTTGATTTTTTGTTCCAGCAATATCGCCTTCTTTTGTGTTTTGCGAAACAGACTTACGTCTCCTTAAGCCGCTCGGGCTGGTTTCATCAACTTCAAATAATTCATCCAGTACCTCCAGTGGAGGAAGTGGTCGACGTGCTAGCTTTGCCATGTCATCTAGTTGTAGTAGGTGGCCAGAAGCAGGACGCGCCAACGTCGCTGCTTCACAATATTTTAGCAAATCAAAAATATGTAATCTGCACGCGATTTGGGTATTTGTCGTAAAACCGAAAAGCGACATCATCAATGGCGGTACTGAGATAGTCTCGGAGGGACCCTTCGCACCTAAACCACTCTCCATTGACGTGGTATTCCTTAAAACGTTCGTGCATCTCCAGTTCCCTTTGCGGCCCATCAGCTTCGCTTAATCCCACAAGTCGCAAACAATGAGGACTGGATGTAAGAAAGCTTGCAAACCTTTGAGGTGGATTGGTCGTATAGCCAATTTTTACATGATCTTTATCGTTGTCCCACATTACGCAGTACACAAAGCCTTTTACTTTTTGCTTTTCTTTTTCTTCGATCTTCCGTTTCTCCGCGTTATAGGGTGATTCTTTAATGACTTTTGGCGCATAAGCAGAATGTAGCGATAAATGCCCGTCCCCGCATGATTTGACAACCCTTTCGTAGGCCAATGATCGCAGGGCTGATTCTATTCTTTCAACCGGAATTTTGTTTTTGCTTTTAATGCGGTCCTCGATAACATAAACAAGCTGCACTAGGGCCGCATAATACAGCTTGAGCTTGCCCAGTTCTAGGCATGCTGCCAGCAGGGCGATGATTGCTTGCTTGGTAGTTTTGTATGGACCGGGGCATTTTGCAATAACAGCTTGTTGCTCTTCGGGAGAAAGCATAAATCTGAATTGACCCACGGGTCTGGGGAGGCACTGGCTCACTATACACTGAAATCACTTAGTCGCAAAGATTTTCAGCGTCCTCGACGGAGAGGCGGTCCTTGATAAAAAGCTTCGCTTCGGAAAGCGTCTTGAAGTAAAGCGGCCTGTTGTCTATCGCTGCAAACCATTGAAACTCTGGCCTACTAAAACAAGGCCATAGCTTATAGGGACCATAGTTAAATGGCTGACGTTCTGGCAGGCCGAACATGGCAATAGTTCGTAGTTTTACTACGCTAGTCCTTCTCGTAAATTGTGCATGCATTATTTAATACATTCTTCAGCAAACCACCATGCCCTGACTCTGCCCTTGACTCTGCCCTATGAATCCTTAAGAAACTTGGAAGAATTCAGCCAAAATGTTCGCCACGATACCAAAAATGCCACATTTGAGCCACAGTGCGAGATACGATAGCCGAAGCGGAGCTGCTGACAACTGTTTAGAGCGCTCCGCAGCTAGACGACGCTCCTTAAGCCAGTGCCTCAAGCGAGCGTAGCCCCCAAGGGCGGAGCGTCTACTGACAAAAAGCCAAACTAGCCGCGAAAAGCTAGACAAGCTGAGCCCCCAAGGGCGAGGCATCTAGACAAGCGGCGAAAATAAAAGGCCCGTACTAGAAAAGCTGTCCCAGGCTTATGTGATGGGTCGCTGAAATTGTGGTCGCTGCTGGGGAAAAGCTAAAAAGACAGTGGCAATACAAAAAAGCTAGAGCAGCGGCCTTAGGGCCGCCTTTCACAGAAGGAAAACAATGGAGGAAAGAGGGTGCGAATTGTCTTGCGCTGGCTTTTGTTCGTCATTACGGCGCTTGGGCGCCTCCATTGGTCTAGCCAATCGTCTGAAACGCTTCAAGCGGCGCCCTTCGGGCTTGCTTTCAGCGTATCGAGACTGACTTCTCGGAAATTGGTCTTTAGTATTAGCGAGCATTGACAACGCCGTTCTCAAGACATCTTTCAGACTTTTCTGTTCTCAGTCTGGTTTTCGGCTCGTCAATGCTCAACACAGACCCTGCCTTCATGTCTCAAATTCCTTTCATGGCTCCGCCGCGTCCCATCGTCGTCGTCGATTTTGGCGGCAAAGAATGGACCAGCTTCGATGGTCAGTCAGTTCAATGTCTTCCCACTGACGATTTCTTGCGCTTGGATCAATGGTGCAAGAAAGGAACAACGCTCATTGCAGAATTTTCTCACCTTGGCTGCCCGCGCACTGATAAAAGTCTCGCGCAAGTGTACACAGCCTCGGAACTGCAAGATTTCTACCGTTTTGCCTTGTCCCTAGACATTGAAGTGCGCTTGTTCCCTCAGGGTCAAACTCCTAAAGCTCGCGCCTTTGCAGGCTTTTGCGAGAAGAGTGACGCCAACGATGCTCAAGCAATTTACGATTATCTTCTGCGTTGTCCCTCAGTGCTTAAGAGCCTGAAGCACCCCCCTCGCTCATTTGAGCCCGAACGTTGGCGTGAAGCAGGCTGGGTCTTTAAAGACCATACCAACGTCATCCTTAACGTCGCTCGTCGTTTCAAATATAAAACTGAAGGAGACAAAATTACTTCCTTCGTTATTGATAATCTGGAGCGTCTCGCCGCCATTGTCCCTGATGATGCAAAGGAAATCTTTGGTCTCCTCCATCGCAAGAAGGATGGAAGTTTCTATGCTCTTGACTCTCAGCAAGGCCCTAGCCTGTCCAAGCTTTACACGCTGGCAGCTTTGCTCCTGAACGAAGAAGGTAACCTTCGCTTGCGTCCTGACACTGGACGCTCTCCAGGAATTGGCTGGCTCATGCGCACGCAAATCGCCACCACTCCCTTCCACCATCGTGGTGGCATCGCCCGCTCCAATATCATGTGGCATGGCTGCAAAAATTATGTGGTGGGCAAAATGGGCACACGCAAAGCTGGTCCTGGCGGCAAAATGCTTAGCCATTACGACTTTTCGCCTGCTCAAACCGACGAATTCCGTCAGCATCGCAAAACCTACATGCAAGCACAACGCACTATGCTGAGCGCTATGAAGAGTTTGCTGGTGTAAATAGGCGCTACAATGAGGAGGCAATCGCTGGTCTCAACCACTCTTCCAAACTTCGCCTTGGTCTTAGCTGTTCTTCCAGCATTGCCTTCTCTTACCCTGGTCTCACAAAGAATTACGGACCACGCTCCGCTCTCAAGTCTTCTTCCAGGCTCCTCTTTCGCCAGTCTCAGAACGAATTACAAACATAGCTCTGTTTTCAAACCGTCTTCTGGCTCATTATTACGCTGATCTTAGATGGAATTACGGACTACGCTCCGTTCTTAAGGCCTCTTTCAGCTCATCCATTGCTTAGTCTCAATAAGTCTTGCAGACATAGCTCTGTTTTCACCCCTTCTTCTAAGCATCAACAAAGCCCTCCGGGGCTTTTGTTTTGTCTAAAAAAAATAGATGAAAAATGGCGCCACTTTTTGAGGGAGATACCGCAGCCCCCCAACTTCAAAAGCTCCCGCTACTGCTCCCCATTGTCTGTATCCGTTGATACCGTTTCACACTACGTTACAAAGGTAAATTAAATCCCGAGCTGTAATATCGGGATTAAATACTGACAATTACAGTGTAAATGTTAAAGATATTCCCTAAATTCTTCAAATCTCGAGACTGGGCCGATCCTTTCGCCAATCTCCTGCCGTCACCCTGTGAGCCCTGTAGGCGCGAAAGGGAAGGGAAGCGGCCCGCAATTGCGGGCCTGATTGTCAGGCGATGCAGAATGCTTGCTTATCAGCTTCGGTGTATTTAATGCCGTGCGGTAGTTTAAATCTAAGGCCGATGATATTACCGCCTCCAATGTCGGCCGGCCGAAAATCGCTCAGATCGCCATCGTAAACGTTAAAGACACGGCCCGTCATTTTGTCAGTGGGGAGAAAGTCAAACCGCGAACAATCTACATAGTGGGGCAATTGTTGCCCTTTCTTTAGATTGAAAGCGGCGGCAACATTCACGCCGTTGCGCAATGCATCGCGGCAGATTGCGAGATTGGCAGTATTTTCCCATCCGTCAAACGATGCAGTGAGATGATATTTAATGCGCTTGCATTCTGCCCAATTGCGTTTGATTTTTGTGTAATCATAGAAAATAGGGCGGTTTGGAGCATGTTCCGCGGTTGCATTAAATACTTCGAAAATATTGCGCTTGCCTAGCGGTAAATCACGGCCGAACTTGCGGCGGCAGAATGTTGCAAACTCTGGTGTGATGAAAAAGTCTATATTTTCCCATGCAATATCGCTTGTGCCATTTAGGCGGATGGCGATATTTTCATCAGTGTTTATATTTAGTTTTGCAAGAATCGCCACAACTAGCAGTTGAGCGAATCGCTGTTTGTCGGCGCTAAATGCCAGAGTCCGGCGAATGCGAGCCTTTTGTTTGTTTGTCATATAAACTGGATTGCCTGCAAAATGTAGACAAATTTTGCGGCAATTGCCAGCACCGGGGCAAACATTAACGCCTGAAATATCGGACGGTGCTAGGTGGAGAATGTAAGTTTGAATGCGTGATTTTTCAGTTTTAGGATTAGTGGAGAGGATATCGCGGTAGGAGATTTTATACTGTTTGCACATTGAAGCTAGATCAGCAGGCAGTTTGGCGCGAGAATTTAGAACAGCAGGCATGTTTTTAGAGGGGGAATGTTTGGCGAATGTTTGTCAGAATGTTGGCTGATTGCCTGCGATTATTTGTAGTTTGCTGATCACAGTTTGCTTATCACCACGGCAAACCAAGGAAAATTGGCGAATGTTGAATGGCAGCTCTTGCTCAACATGCACAAAATAAAATCTCTTGCCGTGCAATAGTTCATATTTGAAGCTATAGTATTTGCCCGTTATTTGCGAGAGAGAATCGCAAGCATTTTTGACTGTTGAGAATTTTTGCATTGTTTGAAGGGAGAGGAATGCGGCTGCGGATCGCTCCGCTTGCCGTTGAGAGAACAATACGGCACAAGCGGCCGGAATCTTGCTAACGCCGCGCAAATAGGGTCACCTAGCAAAGCGCACACTGTGGTGAACCGTTGCCTTGACACCAGGCCGCCACATACGGTACGGGCTCCCGATTGGGCATGATGCCGACCACTAATAAAAGGAAACGCGCGCCCGCGCGTATCACGGCGACTGTCCAAAAATCAAGCGCTGCAATATTTCGCAACATTCAGCCACCTATCACGTTTGATGCCATCTCGGCAAGCTGCGCAACATTTCGCAACATTCCAGCCCATAACGCCATCGTGATAATGCAAACAACGCAAACAGCATTTCACAAACAACGCAAGCGTGATACTGCAAACAACGCAAGCGTGATAATGGCAAACCGTAGTGTGCATAACGCTATCGTTATATCACGATCCCATAGGCAAGCTTTTGTAACATTTCGAAACATAAGCTCAGCTTATCTGTCATATAGGCTCAGCTTATGTAGTACGCTTGTACTATGTGACACTTGGCGATTGGCACAAGTACACGTGTACTATAGTACGCCTGTACTACTATGCGGCTATGCGCATACAACGATATCGGCATATGCGCATATGCGCATAAAGGCATATAACGATAGTGTGATGAAATTTTATGATTTTATCACGATGCAATTTTAAAATTTTTTCCAGATACGACCCTAGCCGGACCCTGGATACGCCTCTGGCCGGTTCCAATTTTTTCTGATACAACCCCAGCCGTGCCCTATACGCTTCTAGTCGTACCCTACCAGCAATGTCCATCAAAAGCTGCCTTGACGGCAGCTTCTTCGCTTTCATAAGGCCCTCCCACGCCATTTTCATCATCATCGTCATACCAATACCAGCCTTCTGTGAGTTCAGTGCCTTTGCAGCATTCAGCATCGAAAAAATCAATAAGGATCATGGTTTAAGGAAGGGAGAACGGGGCGCTTTGGGCGCCCCTTGCTTAATCAAACAGCCTCAGAAGCCCAGCACTTGACAACATACATAATATCGTCGCTGGTTTTGTTGAACAGGCGGCTAACAGTTTCAATGGTGCGGCCCATCATCATCTGGCCATCTTCGTGCTTAGCAATACAGCCCACGCCTTTAATGAAGAAGCCGCAGCCAGGCTTGCCTTCATTGATGAACTGAGCAATGAGAGAAAGAAGCTGCTCTTCATCGTGCTTAATGAGGAGGCCGCCAGCGTTAACAAGGAATTTCATGGTAGGGAAGCAAAGGGCTGTCGGGATCTCGCCCAACAAGAGAACAATACAGCAGAAAGGGGCCTGGAGGCCCCTAGTTCACAAAGCTTAACAATGCCTGAACAGGGTTCAGGAAGGGAGCATCAAAGATGTTCCTAAATCAGGCTAGTTGCTCCTGAAGCCTGCCCCACATCCATTGCTCCCTAGTGTCAGGGCGTAGCAGCTCGTAGCCTTCATGGTCCACGATGCTGTCGCCTGCGCTGTCCACATGCCCTTCGATGTCGAGCTGCCAAATGCCCTTGCAGGCCCCATCAGGCCCGTACACGCCAATGACATGCTCTCTGTCCTCCATTGCAAGCCGAATGTGAAAGATGAGCTGCTGGAGCGTGGCTGCTTGGTAACTGCCCTTGGTGGCATCAAAGTAAGGGCCATTGTCTTGGTGCGTTTTGATGGTGGTGATCATTGGTCGTAAGTGGAGAGTGGTTCGTCTTCGATTTCGTGAGCAAGCTGCTTGAGCTGATCTAGGGCAGCTTGAATGATGTAGCCCCTGCTAACAGAGCTTTCATCAAGCAGCTCTTCTAAGGCTCTGATTTC